AATACAGTTTCATATGGCGATCTACTATGAGATGATATTTTCAACTCTTGACCAGCATAAGGTTGAGCTATAGCGGGGACAATTATATCTGGAACTGGTGACCCCTTAATTGTAAACTGCAATGTGTCAAAATCAACCTTTGTGTTACTACGTGTATCCGATTTAAGTTTACGAAGAGCTTCAGGTAAGGTTAATACCATAATAAACTTATCTGATCTACTCTTATTGAGCACAGATTGTTTAATATCATATTGTTCGGGTTGAATTAAGGTTTTTTTATCTTCGGACATTTTAAATATTTATCTTGTTATAATTTTTAATAGCAGATGTATCCCAAATACATCCAGACCCTATATCCCAACCATAATACCACATTGACTTCAAACGTTTACTATAGTTGTATGGTATAATTTCTACACCTTTATAATCTTGTGAAACTTTTCTCCAATCTACCATCGATTTGTATTTACCCCCACTCTCTGAATATTTTTGTTCAAATTCGTCAAATTTTTGAGTATTATTTATCCGCAATATTGAGGAATAATCTATATTTAAATGAAATACGTTATCATATTCCATCCCATGATTTTCCCATTCGCTTGTTAAAAATTGTAACCATTCGCCACCGAGAGCATACCACAAACCTCTTGGTTTTGGTCGATTGTCCTGTTCAGTAACAATATTTAAATTAATTTTATCATCATTTGTTGCAACAACTCGTCTATTTTTATACTTTGTTTTGAGTATATTTACAATATCTCTCAATTCATCATTATTATATGCTTCCCAAATTAATTCTTCTTCCGTTTTCATATTAAATATTTATAAAAATTGATATGGTGATGGTTCATAACTTCTAAAACCACTTTCATGATCCATTTCTGGTGTTAACCAACCAGCATCCAACATTTCTTGCATATTTGGATCAAAATCACCTAACGGCATGACAATATTATCAACACCATAATTATTTTCGGCTGTTCCAAATCTAAAACCATCCTTTTTACCATATATCTCATATAATGGTTGAAGACTAAATGGTTTTTTATTATCATCCCACATATCAATAGTGAAATATTGAACAGCTACAGCTTCATGGATACAAATCAATGCCCAAATCAATGCATCAACTCTATCATCAAGATATGTATCCGATTTTCTAGCCCATCTTTCATTTTTGTGTTTAACGAATGTATTTAACTCTTTAAGTGTTTCTAAATCACGTAAACGGACTCTTCTATGGGTCTTTAAGAAATAGAACATATTGCTAACACCATAGAATTTTGTATTGGTTGAACTTGTTATGCCTTTTAAGTGACCATAATCAACCCTTCCTTGTTTATGCGCGAAATTAACTAAACATGGGTAACTATAGTCTTTATCCATGAGATTAATAACTACACCCCCACCTGTATTATTACGTTCAATCGCTAAGGGGGGTTTCCCCCAATGTTTCATTATTTCATTTAATTGACGAGCAAATTCGTTCGGTCCAATCGTATTACAAGCATATGTTGCAGCTTGTTTTATATTTGTCATGTCAGTTATATCCAATATCTGGATACATGAATTACACTTACCAACACCCTCTGCAATATCAACACCAGCTACATATAGTTTATTTTCTAAATCTGGTTCATCAAATATTTTATAACCTTTAAATTGTTCTATTTCAAGTCTAGGTTGGCCACATTCAGCAGCTAGTTCATTATATAAGTCTTCTGGAATATTTGAACCACCAGATTCAAGGAACTTACATTCATATTCTTGTTCAAATTTGTCTTGTCCTAAGTCTTTTATTTTTCCCGCTGCCCAAGCCTCGTCACGACCAGGTATTTCATTCCATAAAACCTTCAAATACCCCCACTCACTAGTATCTGATTGAGCTTTTTCCCAAAGGTCATGAAATAAATTACCCACACCATTTGGAGTTGATGCCATAATAAGTCTAGCATCTGGATCATTAGATATTGTTGGATATACAGCAGACCAAAATTCCTCCAACATATGCTCATCGATGTGGGCAGCTTCGTCTACTAGGAGGCAATTATGAACCAAAATACCATCAGCGAAGAAACGACTGTTCCGAACACTTATCAAGTCATATACTGAGGTTTCTTCATTTAAATCGGTTATCGAAATAATTTGCTCGTCACCGTTTTTTGTCTGTATTTTATCACCGACATTTAATTCTGATAGCTTTTTCTCATCGAAATTATTATCAAAATATATATGATCAATTGTAGATTTTGTAGAAAAATTGTCAGTTTTAATTTCAAACAATTTCTTCTTACCCATTAATTTACTATATAAAAATGGTTGGATACCTGTATCAGTTACAACATCAAAACCATTATAATTTAAAAATACAATATTGATACCAAATTCGCGCATCATATTCTCATATTCCACACGCTTTTTAACAATTCGATCTAATTTTTCATATAATGTATCCCATACTACAATTATATTGTATCCCAATCTATCGAATTCTTTATATTTTTCAATATCTCGCTTAACGTGTTTTGCCCATAAATGGTGTTTTTCGTTAACCTCAACTATAACATCTCCGTCAATACCATCTACAAAATATTTAGATATCTGTTTTTGTCTAGTTTTAATATTTAAACAATCTAATATTTTATCCTCATTTTTACCGACATTAGTAAAAAACCCCTTATCATTTTCATTATTATGTTTTAATCTATTCTTAATGTTTTCAACATATTTATTACTACATGTAACTGAACAAGTTTTTGGGTATTTTAATAGTGGCGTAGAAAATTGATCAACAGTTATATTATTATTACAATGAGCGCATTTTGGTAGTTCATCAACACCATTAAATATACAATATAATTTTTGCATTATATTATTATAGTCTTTTTCTAAAAAATCTGGTGATAAAGAATTTATATAATCTATCACATTATCACATTCTCTAACTACAGGCATTATAAATCTTCGTTTTTCTTCATCACCATAAAACCAATCTTCTAGAAATTTGTTTTTATTTTTTAGGAAATCCGAATATGTTTTTATTAGATTTAAATTTTGAGCAAATATCTTTATTTCTTTACCCATTTTAGTTATAGGGTGATCAACATCATATCTCAAATAACATCTCCTTGTAAATAGATCGCTATTTTTTAAAAACTGTGTATTTTCTATAATATATTCTGATACACCTTTGGTTCTAAATGGAGATGAATTACAATATGCTAATTTTTCTTGTTCATTAAGATCATCGATAGTCTTCTCTCTTAATATCTCACTTAAATCACCACTATAACCATCGACCAAATTGATGTATTTTAAATACCACCCATACTTGTTTTTTGGTATCTCTTTTAAATTATGTATATAATGATATAATCGCTGTGATACCTCCCTCTTTAAAAAAAGACCATCTAAAAAATTAGTTCCTTTCTTTAGTTTATCGGTAAACCCATTTTCATTTGTCCTATAACAAGCTATAATCCTGTTAGGATCACTTTTATGTTTCTCATATATTTCTGTAACTATATCCATTTTAATTATTTATACATACGGGGTCTTTTAGACGTTATTTATTTAGATGAGTCAATTCCTCTAAAGAAAAATCATAAATAATACCATCTTTAACTATTTCGATATTAGAATCCCCCGATAAGCAATTTAACGATTGACCTCTGGCAGCATCACTAGATGTAGCGGATATTTTAATACCCGATCCATTTTTAAAATCAACAGATAATTTATTCCAAGATAATATACCAGATTTTATCCAATTTGGTAATTCTTCATATGCTAATTTAATTCTACTTAAAATTTCTTTAGCTGTATCAGCTTTATTAGCTACAACTAGAATTTGCCTATATTCAAAGAATGTTGCCAACCATACTGCATATATTGACATTAGCGAGGTTTTTCCCATTTGGCGACTTGTATTGAAAATAACTTTATTATTATCTTGGAATAATTTTAAACCACGTTTCTGATAATCCCTTAATTTAATACGTTGTTTTTTACCAGCAGATATAATATAAAAGAAATTTTCAGCAAAGAAAACAATGTCTTCACTACATTTTCTTATTATATCAACACGGTCTTTATCATATTCATAATCCGACTTTATATCTGGTAAACTATTGTTACCCATATAAGGAACCGTCTTATCACCCTTATATGTTTTATTTACCTTTTCGATTAATTTATCATAATCTATAATAATTTCTTGTTTTTCCGTCATTTCAATTATTTATAAAAAAAAATTTCGTTTAAAATATAAATAATTAAAACGAACTTTTAATATTATATATGAAAACAAAAAAAACATCATTCCTTAGTAAATTTGATCGCCTTTGCAAAGAGGCTCTAGAAGACGATAATCTTTTCGCTGACGAAGGTGAAGATATTGTCGATGATTATGAATCTGATATCGATGAGATTGAAGATGGTGAAGAAGGTGAAACAACAACTTATACTGTAGAGTTATCTGAAGAAGAAGTTGGTGTCCTTAGAAGCATCCTCGACCAAGTTGGTGAAGTTGATGAAGCCGAAGATGAGTTCTCCGATGAAGACGGTAGCGATGAAGACGGATTCGATGATTTCGGTGGCGATGATATCTCAGATATCGAAGAACTTGAAAAAGAAGCTGTTGAATCACAATCTGCTCCAAGTGCTGAATCTGCTCGCGGAAGAACTAAATCTGGTAAAGCATCTGATAAAACTGGTGATCTTGATAAAGAAACAGAAACTAAAGATGGCGAAGAAAAACAGTATAAGTTCGTTAAACGCACTAAACCTACTGAACTTAAACACAAAACCACTAAAGGTTCTTAATTAATTCTCTCTCACACACATTAAAACCCCTCGGAAACGAGGGGTTTTTTTGTTGAGTTATTTATAGAATTTTATAAATAATTGAAATGAAGACAGAAGAAGAATTAATTTGGGAGAGTTATGTTGATAATGATAACATATTAATCGAATCCCCTTGGGAAATTCCAAGTGGGTTTGAAGGCGAATCAAATAAACTAGAAGAACTAGATATTAATGAAATAAAAAATAATACAACTTTAATTTCAAAATTAGATGATATTCAAATATATTATAGTGATATTAGTAACGAAAAGGAATATTTTTTTATTGACGATAATAAAATAGTTGCTTATTATAGGTTTTCAATTATCGATCAATATAAAATAGAAACCAAAATGATTTGGAACTCTAAAAATAATAAGGGTATTTTTAGAAAATTATTTTTAGATTTTATATTACCTAAATATAAAAATATTGTAAGTGATCAAATAATGAGTAAATTTGGGTTTTCATTCTGGGAAAAACTAATAAACCAGCAATATATTAATATATCGGTAATATTACCAAACGGTGATGTCATAAAAATAGATTCTAATTCTGATATGCAAAAATATAAAGAAAAACTAAATACCGATTTTAAATTTTCGAGATTTATAATACAATATGAAAAATAATATAACAAATATTTTAGAATCAATAAATAAAAACCCATATTCGATGGATTTTTGTAAATTTGATAACTATATCATCAAATTTGAACAAAATATACCGATTTTATGGTTTTCATTAACCGATGAAAATGAATATTTTTCTTTAGAAAAAATAACATACGATAAATTAAACGAAACGCGAAAAATATTTGGATTATCTGAAATAAAAAATCCCGTTTCAATTTTAAATTGATAAATAATTGAAATGATGAAATATATTAAACTATATCATGGAACCTCTTTTGAAAATGCAACAAAACTTGCACAGCATGGTTGGAACCCAAACTATGGTTTTGTTGGTGGTAATATGGGTAACCCAAAATATCTATATTTAACCAATTTTATTGAAAATGCACAATGGTTTGCGGAAGAACAATATGATAAACCAACTATTATAGAAATAAATATACCAATAGATAAATTAAAAGTTGATCCAGAAGATGGGATTGGTGAAAACGTTCAAGACGAGTTAAATATTTCTAAAAAACAAGGAACACCAGCGTATCTTGCAACACCTTACCCAATATCGGCAGGTAATATTAAAATTGTAAAATAATATGAATATTTTCGAATCAGTAATAGACCAAACATTAAAAAACTACTCAAAATACGTCTTTGAGGATTATAAAACGAATAAACCTAAACTTAAAGGTAGAGTTAGACAAAAGATTTTAGATGATGTTAAAAAAATCAATAAAAAGATCGGTGTTGTTGAGTTTTTCATCAAAGGTAGTATTTTAACTAAACAATATAGTAAAAATGCCGATATTGATGTTTTTGTTAGGGTTAATCCAAATTTATATACAGAAGATCAACTAAGAATCCTTCTTAAACCACTTTGGGAACAAATTGATAATACATATCTTGAAGGTTGCCCGTATCCATTCCAATATTACATCACCAAAGAGAAATACAACACTGAAAATACAGAAGCTATGTATGATGTGTTAAATGATGAGTGGATTAAGAAAAGTTCATCTAAGAGTATTGATATTGATGATTATATGGATGATTTTAAAAAGTATGTTGAACAATTCTCTGATTTTAGTGAAGAATTGAGACGCAACATGATTGATTATGATATTCTGTTGGATATACCAAGTGATCAAATTAAAGGATTGAAACAAAAGCTAGATCAAGAAATGGTTCAAATCAATAAAAGTATTGATGATCTATCAGAAGTATATAAAGAGGTTAGGGATATGCGAAATGATGCTTTCTCTGAAGAAATGACACCCTCTGAGATTAAAAAATATGGTATCAAGACCCGATTACCTGGGAACGTTGTATTTAAACTCCTAGAACGTTATTATTATTTAGACCTATATAAGAAGATTCGTAAAATCATTGGTGATGATGGTAAAATATCTCATTCTGAATATGATGAACTTAATAAAGTTTTAAAAACCAAACTTACAACTGAAAAAACTAGTTTTAAAACAATATTTGAATCACCCCATACTTCCCCAGTTTATCAAAGAACAAACCTTATAGATCAACAATATTATAACGAAGAACAATATACGGAGACATTAGAAGAATGGGAAGAAATAGAGACATTTAGCTTTAGTAATAACGACTATAGTTTATATAAATTAAAAGATGGTAATGATATTGATATACGCATCGTTAACCATTATATAAAAATGGTTACGATAACAGCTACATTTTCAATAATTGACCAAAGAACTACACAACTAAATATATGGCGACACAATCATTTCAGAGATGAAATGCTATTTGTCTATACAACTAAAATTCTCCCTCTTGTTAAAGGTAAAACTATATTTTCAGATACAGCACAGTCTCCACAAGGTTTCTCATTCTGGAAGAAAATATTAAAAAAATGTTACAAAAAAACAAATTGTGGTGTATTTAATAATCAAACTGGAAAATATATTAGATATAATGGAAAATTAGATTTAGATCAGTTTTATGGGAAAAATTTATCTAAATATCAACTATATATTGAAGTTGTTGATTCTATATTAGTCGAATCCTCAAATATTAATAATCTATTTGGTAATGTTAAAGGTCGTCGTGATATGCAACATAAACCACGCCACAGGCAACAACAAGCTAATGCTGGTATGTTGGGGCATGGAACACGTAAAAGTGTCAATTTGATGCCAGATTATCAACGTAGTAAAGGTATTAAGGGTGACCACGCTATTGATGGCGCAAAAAACAATTCAAGGGTGATTAGAGTTAAACAGGGGACACCCGAAGCTATCAGATTAGCTAAGAAATATCGTATAGATAATCCAGTTGGTAAAAAGACTGTTGCTGGTAATCAACATGATCAAGGTATTACAATTATATTTGAAGAAACACTTAATCAAAAGATTAAAAGAGCTAAACAAAAATTAAAAGATAAATAATTCAAATGACATGTAACTTTTTTCAACCCGTATATGGTAGTGCTTGTGGTAACTTTACCGAAGACCTAAGATACCTCAATGTCGATAAGACTAAACAAGAGCGCGAAATATTTGCTCAATATTTTATCGAACAAGTTAAGCAATGGGGTATTGAAGTTGATTATATCGTTAATAATTACGAATTATCATCACATAACTCAATGTATGGTGAACACACAACCAAAACATTTGATGATCCAGAGAAATTGGTTATGTATGTTATCATGAATGATGATAGTATTATTTTAAATCAATTTGGTATTGAGTCTCAAGGTGATCTTACAGCATTTATCCCAATTTCTTCTTACCAAGATGTATTCGGTGAAGGTAGTGAACCAAAATCTGGTGATTTGATTGAATTATCTGAATATGGTTCAACTAGAACTGGTGGTAGAGGGTCAGAGATATTTGAGATTACTCATAGAGATGATCAAAATATTCAACAAACCATACCACTTATGGGACATTATTGCTGGATGATTTGGGCTAAACGCTACGATTACAGTTATGAGAATAATGTTGACCCAGAGAACCTTATCAATCAGATTAATGATGATGTTGCACAATCTGATGGTTTATCTGGAACTGCATCATTAAGTTCTGTTGCAGATAATGTAGATAAAACTTATGACGAATCCGCTGATGAACTAGGTTCACTTATCTTTGATTATGATAGTGATGATAAATCAGATGATAATGTTTATGGGGATTATTAAATATGAAAACTGAAGAAGAATTAATTTGGGAAAGTTATAATAACAAGCAAATTATTAATAATCCAAATTTTAAAAAATGGTTTGGTGATTCTAAAGTTGTTGATAAGAGTGGTGTCCCTTTGATTGTTTATCATGCTGGTTCTTTTGATGGTGAAGATGGAACACCTATGCAAAATATGCATTTTGGGACAGAGGATGCTGCATTAGCTAGACTGAAGAGCAGGGAAGCCGATGATTTTTACGATAGCGTCTATGTGATTAAAACTGAAGATGGTTATGTGTGGAAGACCTATTACCAAACTTCAAAGACCTTTCCATCTAAAGAATTAGCTGAGAAAGCTATAGAAGATGAAATGGATCGTATTTTTGAATACTATGAACCCGTAGAAGGGTCATATGAAATGACTCAAGCTTATCTTTGTATTGAGGAACCTAAGAGGGTTAAAGATAATGATAATAACTGGTCTGAGGAAATAAGACAGGCGAGAGATGAAGGTTACGATGGAATTGTTTACGAGAATGAGTTTGAGGACGTAGGGAGTGACTCCTACATCGTATTCGAACCAACCCAAATCAAAAGTGCTACAGCCAACAATGGATCATTTAATTCCAGTGATCCAAATATAACAAGATAATCATTCCCTACCATCAAATAAGAATTCACTGATAAATTCACCAGCGTATTGTTCAGTTTCTAATTGATTACACATGATCGGAAACCTCTGATCTATATATTGATTAACCAAATGCGGTTTAAGTTTCTTTTTGAGAACATAATCATAATCAATTTTATCTTTCTTACATTGTTTATAAACATTAAATAAACATTCAAATAAACAAGCCCATTTCACCAATTCGTCATCACTCAGAGCCATATTCTTTAATATAATCAACTAACGCATCAACTTTAGATAGAAACTCATTTTTATCCATCTCTTTCGATCCCCACTCAATAGTTGTCATCAAACTGTTAATAGCTTCTGCAACTTTTTTTAATGATGGGTCGAGTCCTTTACTGTCAAAGTAAAATTTTAACAATACCTTAATTATCTTATCGCCACTATCTTCTAATAGATTAGCGTAAGCTGTATACTGTCTCGCTTCTTGATAGATACTATTATATTTTCTACCAACGGCTTTCCATTTAATCTCATTGGATTCAGAAATCTTTTCTTGGGGGATAATTGTGATTTCTTCTGGTAATATAGATGATGGTTTCTTTTCTTCCATATTATTGCTGTTCATTTAACTTTTCTTTAAGTTTATTGACAGTATCTTCTGTTATAACACTATCTGGCGCAATCTCAGTTTTTTGAAAGTTGCTAACCGAAACTGTAACAGTATTAAGTGATTTGCATCTCTCACACCTAAACTCATTTGTCTGACCAACTTTTACTATAATATCATGTGGTTCCCCACAAACTGCACATTTGATCCTAACCCTATTTTCATCAATCGCATTTAATCGCTGAACCTCCAAACGATTAATATGCATTTGAGCTACAGCTTTCGTTACCGTATTAATGATAAAAAAGACTACATATTGAAGAACAAGCGAAATACCAAACCATTGAATTGGATTTCCACCTGTAAAATACCCTACCATTGCTAATAGACTAGATATACAAAAAGTTATTAAAATACTTACTAACATGCACCTATTATATATTATTTTTGTATATTGTCAAGTATTTTTCACTTGTTATATTTCTTCCAAAAAAGCTTCACCTTGCTCTGTTCTATCGCTAGATTCTAAAGCTCTATTTGGAAAGGTTTCTTTAATTCACCTAATCGACTTAATTAGTTCTAAATCAACTACGATGCTACCCAATATATCGTCTGCTGGAATTTCGCGTTTAGTCTTTAACCAATCGCCGCTTCTAGACACTGTCACATCATCATTATCCTTTTCCCAATCCCCACTATTTTTTATTTTAATAATAGAAATTCTACCATCTGGGCTATACACCCCTAATTTATCGAAATACATTTTAAAACCCCAATTAGCAGCATCTTTTAAACTTGTCATAGCATAAACATACCCCCTACCATAATCTTCACCATTTTCATCTCCCTTTTTCCAATTACTAGGCTTATCCAAATTTAATCCTGTATTTTTAATTGATTTGACGTTATCAGTGTATGTAACATGATAAAGAACATCTTCTTGTTGTTCTTTAATAATGTATGATTCCCAAATTAATTCTTCTTCTGTTTTCATATCTAAAATTGTAATTGATCTAATTTTTTAACAACTTCGGTATACTTAGCATTAGCTTCACTTAAATCGTTAACCATACCCTTGATAATTTCCCTTTTCTTATCATCTTCTTTAATAATTGGGTTACTATATGCGCGAATAAAATCACCCTTCAGTTGATCAACTTGATCAGCTAGTGTGAGTAATCTTTCAAATGTAGATTGAATCTCATGTGGGATTACTGATTTAGCTTTCTCATAATCGCTTCTATCCGCTTTTAAAATATCAATAAGTGACATCTGCATAGGTGATGTTCGATTTTGCCAATCATACCCCTGTTTATTTGACGATTGATGATTAACTAAATCCTCTTTGATTATTTTTTCAAGTTTGTTCATTTTAAATATTTATAAATTGGGAGCGAAATTATAAATAATTAAAACTATTGCAATAAATATGAAAAAGAATATTTTTAAAGACCAATTTGACAAACTCTTAACAGAGGATTTAGAAGAAACCCCAAGCAAATACGATGACCTTAGCGATGATCCAGATCAATCCCAAGAGGCATTTGAAGATACACTTGATGATGAAACAAATCCAGAAGATTATGATATCAACCCAAATGATGTTCGTAAAATTGGTAGAGAAAACATTGCAGAGGCAACAAAGTGGGTTCAGATTCTAAACGACTTCGCTGATCTTATCAATTCCGTTAAAGATAAAGACTCTCTTAATAATTTCCTTAACCGAGTCGATAGAGAAGGTTCAGCTTTCCGTGGTATTGTTCGTTCACAAGGTAAACGAACAACTCGTATCGCTGAAGAAGCCGCTGCAATGGCACAAGTTATCGAATCACACATTATCGGATACGATAAAAAAGAACGTGAACTTCTACAACAATTTCCAAACCTTAGAACTTAATAAACTATTTATGAAATATACTAACGATGACCGCAATAATATTGGAAACCTCTATTCAGAGATGTTTTCAAAAAAACTAAAAAATAACGAAAAGATTCTTAAAGAAGAAAACTTTTACGATGTTGAAGATGAAGCCGAAAGGCTTGATGGTGATCTTGATGCCCCAATCGGTGGTGGCGAAGACCTTGACAATGACATGATGGGTGATGCTCTTGAAGAAAAAGTATATGCTCGCATGAATGAAGAATTTAGTGATACTTTCCGTAGACAATGTGATGACATTAAAGATAAATTCGATCTAAGTGATGATGAATTTTGTATGTTCTTTAAAGGTTGGTTCGATGAGAACCATGTTCAATCACACCTTGAAGGGGAATTGTAAAATATAATGTATACTGACGAACTAGATTTATTAGTCGAAGGTATGTATACCGAAGGGTTTAAATATCAAGATGTCAATGCTGGTATAAAACCTATTATCAATTCTTTAAATAGGGCGACAACCTTATCAGAACGACGACCAGAATTTAAAAAAGATGTTGAAATATATACCAAATTTCTTGATAGTCTTATAAAATTGGATATATTGGAAGGATATACCCTTGATGGGGTAACCCCAAACAAAGAAACTTATAGTAATACTGATTTATTATTCAATAAAATGAAAGAAGCTATAACAAACATCTACAATTTGTGGAAATCAATGACGCTAGAATCTCAATCGAAAAATGACAGTTGGTTATACAGTAGAGAAAAAGCCGCTGCTAGAGACTGCGTAGAAACGTTTAAAGTCTACAAAATAGTTGATGATTATTCAACTAATGGGATAGTTTTTGCAGATTAATATTTAAGTTATCCCTCAAACTACCAATATCTAACTTCATATAGTTAGGTTCCTCCTCCATAATATTCCTCAAGATGAATTCTTGGGGAATATTTGTTTTTGAAGACTTCATTATAATATCATTGAAGTCTTTACACTTCTTCCCAATCTTCTCAGGCCACTGAAAAACCTTTTCGCCTTTATGGAACAACATACTGGTTTTTTTTCTAGCAGCATCATCTAAATAAGGTGAATCCATGACCCATACCTTTTCATGGAATGGAAACATTGCTAATTGATTCTTTTGGTGCTCTGTAAGCATGAATTCACCTTTTTCTGTTATTCCAGATAGGCAAGTCCCATTCTTAACGAACATGCTGTCTATAGCCCCTTCAAAGATGAATAAATAAGGTATATAATCATCTATTTCATCTAGATTATAAAGTGACCTCTCAGAATCTATTTTGCTAAGGTATTTTGGGCTATCATCATCCAATAATTTTCTACTTTGATACCAAACTACTTTATTGTTATCATAATATGGTATAATTAACCTATTTTTATGAACAAAGTCATCTAAAGACAAATAAAATGTCTTTGGTCTGTTTGGAGCTTTGTCTATTTTACGATCAACTAGATATTTAATAGCTAATTGAACAATTTGGTTATCTTTATAGTAATTCAATTGATTTTTATCAAATAAATCAATTGAATTCTTTGGTAAATCGTAATCGTTCTTTTTAACCTCAAATTGTCTTTCAAATTCATCATAATTAATATCTCTTGGGATAATATCATAATTCTTAGACTCTTCCATCACTTCTTTAAATGACATGCCAGAGATCGCCATTATAAAATTGACCGAATTACTGTTATGCCCACAATTATGACAATAGCAAGTATTCCTCTCACCCTCCATGTTAGGGTTATAATAGAACCTAGCCTTTTTCTGCCAAGAAGTATCTTCATGACATAATGGACACCCCCCGTTGAGGACTCCATTCTTCTTTTCCTTTACATACCCTGCATATTGATATACATATTGGGCGACATAATCTGTTGGTAACCCTTGCATAATATCAACTAACCCAAATACATTTACTTCTCAATACTTTTTTAGAATAGTCCTCTAAAACTACAAACCCAGATGCCGAAGCAGTTGGTGACGACCAATCATTATACCAAAACAGTTTACCCCCAATATTACTATAAAATTCGATTAAGTTGTTAATTCTTTTATCGGTATCTACTATACTTTCACCGTATTGCTTTACTAATACTGAACTAACCACTATTTTATCGAAAAGATAATCGCCCTCACAATTTTCGTAAATTGTGAATTCATTTTCATCAATTAATTTACGAAAAACCCAATTATTGTCCTCTTCACTATTAAAAGTAAAACAACCCCAAACACCTTCGCGTTGTTTTACTCTTTCACGATCATACTTAGAATATATATCGGGTTCTCGACTTGGGTATATTATATCATCCATCTGCTAAATTATAGCAGATTTGTCTTATTTATCAAGCTTTTTCTTAGGTTCTCTCTTAACAACCTCTTTAGCGAATAGGTTCATACAGCGAGAACATTGATATCTAGCCTCTGTTACTATCTCAAACCCATTATCATAAGGTGGTTGAATTCTACCTTGTGCCATAGCGCCACAAAAACTACAATTTCTAGTTAAATTAGTCATAATATTTTTAATTATTTATAGAATCTAACATTTTTTGCAACCCATCTACTAATTTTGTACCAGATTTATCGAAGTGATCGGCCCATTCTGATCTATAACCAAGATAATCTTCAATCCCTAACCGATCAACTAAATCCCAAAACTTAACCGAATCAAAATCTATTTTAATATCTTGTGATTCATAATATTCACCCTCATCTTCATATGTCCCAATCCCATTTTTGAGATTCATCATATCTATATTGTGTTTAATACAATCACGATCTTCTTGACTTAGGTTTGAGAAGTTTTCCTTTAAGTTTTCAACAAACTTTTTACTTTTGACAGGACCATATTTATATAGACCCTTAATATTATCAGATATATCACCCATTACAGCTTTATAAAATAGAAACTTATCGTTATCTACCCCACCATTGTATTGTTTAGAATTTTTTGAATTTATTACTGCATCTTTTTGGGGATTATAAATTTTTACATCATAATTATGAAATAATTGTAAGAAATCGCCATCAGTTGATACAACAACATTGTCGTGATCACTATACTTATCAACTAAGAAGTAAATTATATCATCACCTTCAAGTTTTTCGGCTCTAATATTAGTAATACCAAGTAATTCAGTTAATTTCCAAATAACTTTATCGAACTTATGAGCTAATTCATGTTCGGTTCTATCTCTGTTTTCTTTATATTCAACACCTTCTTGTCTAAAGTTTACAAACCCTTTATTTCTAATATCCCATGCAATATAGACCCTACGATTATCAAACCGATCTACCAAATCTTTAAGGATTCTTAGATATACTATAATATGTGTAAAATCTTTACCCTCATGATTTTCATACCTATGTTTCTTCGAAGCATAAAATGACCTATAGAGAAGATTTCCGCCATCGATTATTAGATTCTTCATAATTTATTTGATACCTTTAGATAACATCTGAGATTCATAGTATTTTATTGTTTCTGATAGTCTTTGCGTTACGTATTTTATATCTTTCATATAAATAATTTTAGCATCATCTTCACCCTTTAACTTAATTAATTTTTTTAAATCTAATGAATATTTGAAATCATGACCTAAACGGGCATTTGGTTTAAATTCAATCAAATCTTCTGATTTACCCATAATATTAAGGATTTTTTTAACCAAGTCAATGTTTTTCATAGGATATCCTTGACCAACATTATATATTTGACCAGATTTACCATGTTCTGCAACATAAATAATATCAGAAATATGATCTTCTACATAAACCCATTCTCTTACCTGTTCGCCCTTATCATAAACAGGTATTTTCTCATCGTTTAATGCATTTTTAATAACCTTTGGAATTAACTTCTCTTCAAATTGATTTTTTCCATAATTGTTACCACACCTTGTGATAACAATATCCATACCATATGTCTCTTTATACGCATTACAAATCAATTCTGCACTTGCTTTAGATGCTGAATATACAGATGATGGTTTATATTTAGCGGTTTCTTTAGTTGGTTTCTTAACAGACCCCGCTACTTCATCCGTTGATATTTGAACAAAACGTTTAACACCTATTTTACGAGCAAGCTCAAGCATTTGCATAGTTCCCATAACATTTGATCTAATAAATGGCTCTGGCGTGGTTATTGAGCGATCTACGTGACTTTCAGCAGCAAAGTTAATCAAATAATCGAATGGTAGATCATCCAATACTCTATTCTTGACAATATCATATGATATATCCCATTTAAGGTGGTGAATCTCTTGTTTATCACTCTTAGGTTCTTTGATAAATGATCTATTTGACCCAATACCCTCAAAATCAAAATTTATAATTCTAAAATCATCACAATTATCAATAAGATAGTTTATAAAATTAGAACCAATGAATCCACACCCACCTGTCATTAATATTCTTTTACCAGTCATAGAGACACCAACACTAACGTTACAATTACAAACACGCCAACAAAATACCACCCATATTTCATGAGTTCTTTCAATTGTTCTTCACCATCATAAATATCACTGTCATCAATTTTATATATATATTTTTGAAGCCTTTCTCGCCAAGAAAACAGTAAACTAGGTTCGTAAACCTCGGCCTTGTTAATCTCATCTAAAATTGGTGAATAGGTTTCTAAGTGATCCCCAATGAGTTCTTCTTCTGTTGGTTTATTTTTTGTTTTCATTTTTTAATTAAATAATCTTGAACTTCTAGCATCGATTCGGGAATCCCCATATCTGACCAAAATGTATCAAACTTTGCCCACCAAGTCAAGTTCTTTTTACAATACATATCGTTGATATGCGAAATTTCAAGCTCACCCCTTTGAGATGGTGTTAATTCATCTAAATATTGATAAATATCAGATGAATAAACATACATACCTGTTACAGCAAGATCAGATACGAATTCAGTTGGTTTTTCAACTATTTCTTCAATATTAATAAATCCACGATCATCAACATTATCACTTAATTTAGCTACACCAAAATCTTTCCATCTATCAGTTTGATATAAAAATAATCCACACTTTAATTGATCATGTATACTGAAATCGTCTAAACATTCTTTAAAATAATCATTCCATTCAAAGAAATTATCACCTAAAATAACAACAAAATCGTCATTACCAGTAAAATCCCTTGCTAATTTAAGTGCTGATGCAATACCTATAGGTCTTTCTGGGTCATTCATCTCTTGGATTTTATATGTAAAATTAAGACCACGATCATAACCATCACCTAGATGTTCTACAATATCACCACAATGTTCTTTAGATGTAATAACAAGAATATCTGTTATACCCATCTTTTTTAACGTATCAACTGGATAATCGATCATTGGGACAGCACCATCTTTACTATAAACAGGAGCTAAGTGTTTATTTGTTACTGTTTTGGTGAATGGATGCATTCTGACACCCATCCCTCCAGCTAGCAAAACTCCGCGCATAATTATTTACCCCCCTTTAATATGACATTATATATTTCTTGAATTTCTTCATCTGAAAATGGTTTAACCCCACCTACATTAGATGTAGCTCGTTTCAATGCTGTATGATTTCTATGAATTATAATAGAACTTGTTATAGCTTCTTCGGCTGTGAAAAGATTTGGGTAATACTTTTCCAATTTTTCTGTTGATAAAACACAATTACTTCTACGACATTTCATTAACCCCTCACTTAAAAGATCATCGGTTGAATACCATCTATCTACTTCTTTTTTAGGAAATAAATGACTACAATATTTATTGTATATATCGACAACCTGTTCTGCTGTAATCGGGTCTTTATTTACAACATTAAACACACCTTGTTCAACATCACCTTCAACTATAATTTCAATAAACTCAACAAGTGAACGAACATCTGTAACTGAATTTGGATAATTAATCAATTTATCATATTTAATAATTTTATTGATATAATTTTTATCATCCATTACACTATCAAATGGCATTCTAATACGAAGTAAATAGTTTTTAGATTCAACATCATCTTCAACTATTCTACTCACAAAATCTTTTTCAAACCAAGATTTAGATTTACTATATGTTGATGCCGTTGGGTTAGAATGACCAAAGTTATGTTCATCTTCTTCAGTAAACACCCTACCATTTTCATCATTATATACACACCCCGTAGAAACTGTAATGAAATTGGTTTTCCAACCAATGCAGTCTGTTAGGAGGTTATACGTATCTTTCACATTACGTTGATGACACTCTTCTTTATGATTCTCACAAGAATCAACATTTGGTTTACCTGTAAATCCATAACAATTAATTACAAATACTGGTTTGTATTCTTGGATCAACTTATCCAAATGCGTTAAATATTTTGTTTCTTCTTGGGAACAAAATATTAAATTATACTCTTTATTTAGAGTCCAATTTTTCTCAATTTTTGAAGCTATATATCCTTTACCTAATACCAATATGTTTTTCATGGAAATATTTATCCGCGAAAAACAAAAAATCAAATTCTAATCCCCGTCCATAAAGTCTCCGATATCATCGCGCATATCACCAATTTGTTGTTGGGTCATATATCGACCAATACTAATCATTAAGCTATCATCATCTTTTTGTGTTTTACCATTCGATATAACAACAGCATCACCATTAACATCATAACCAAATACGATAAACGGTGAAAGGTATTGTTCGATTGTAGAGGCTACTGTTTGAATGTGTAACGGGTTTTTTACCCCCTCTTCTTCATAATCACCATATTTGATAATCTTTTTTAAAAGGTCTTCAATAGATTGTTCATCATCTTTTTCTTCACTCATTTTAATTATTTATCGTTTCAAGTGGTTCGTATTTTTTAACAACATTAAATTCAGTCAAATATTTTGTAATAATTTCAAATGAATCTGTTTTAATTCTAAATCTAAATGGTATATATTGCCCACCATCATGTAATTCAAATACCACATCACCTACCTCTTCTAAGTTCTCATAACATGTACAATAGACAGCAGACCCGAATGGGTCAATTAATATTGTAAATTTTCTAGGATCAGCTTCTAAATATTTATCCATGATTTTCCATGTTTCATATCCAGAATCCTTCAACCTCTTAATAAAATACCCTAACGTTTTAATATTGTTTTTCATTATTTTGTAAGTTGTGCTGACATATAAGATATTTTTACCCCATCCCAAATTGTTTGGAATACAATAGCTTGCTTTGATATTTTAACCTTGAATGGGACACCCCTATGTTGAGATAGAATCTTAATTAAATCAAATTTCAAGATAGCTTGATCAAGTTCACCATCTGATTCAAACTTATCTGACACTGTAACACCTAATTCATCGGTATTTGCTGATGTGTAGTCAGTGATACATGCTGAGATACTATCGTCTGTAAATTTGAAGTAAACCTTATCTGAATTATTCTTATGTAAAGCTTTAATCTTTACAATGTCCATTAACACTTCTGGTTTAATAACAAATGACACACTCGCATTAAAATTATCTAGTTGTTCTTGTTTTAGTTTACGTGTTTTTTGCAATAAACTACCATCAAACAAGTAATATTTCCATCTCCACTTATCAGACTTATACTTTAATACATTATTATCCAATTCTAATTTATCATTAGAATCTAATTCAGTTGCTTTTGTCAATAGGTTCTTGAATTTAGTTAAATCAGATATATTAATGGTTGTATCAGTTATATCCGTATCAATATCCATTGTGAAGCACAGCCCAAACGCTACATCACCATTTGAATTCATTAAGTTTACAGTTATTTTTCCATCATCAATATGAAATGGTGCTCGATCCATAACATTAGCTATTGGTGATAGGAAAGTTGTAATAAACTCATCCGTTATTTTAATATAATTACTCATTAATTACAGACTCTACTAAATTTTTGATAATTTGCAACTCTTTTTTAAACTCTTTTTTCATTAGCTCAATAGATTTCATAACTTCACCGTATTGTTCATATACATGATCAACAGTAATCTTATCAAAGTTCATTTCTAATTGGTTTGGATCAGATGATTGATAAGATTTTGTTTGATTAGTATTAGGTTGCAAATTATGTTGGGATGGATTTCCCACAATATCTTTTCTATTGGCATATTCTGGTAATATAACGTCGCCCTCCAATTCTTGAATCTCTTTGATCATTTCTGGCGTTATATGCAAAGGTTGTAAGGTATCGCCCATATTATCTGGTTGGTAAACGGGTGACGCTGCACCAGCAACGTCACCCCTACCTTCACTCTCCCTAAGAATTTGACGAGCTATTTCAACCTCTCGCTGATTACCGAATCCAGTATATTTGGATGACTGCCCATCAGTCATTTTACCCTTCAATTGTGTCACATTTTGTGTCACATCCTTCATAAACTGTAATTCTACATCATCCATTATAGATTTGCGATTAGGTCATCAAGATCGTCATCGTCTTCAACCTTTTTCGTTTCCTTTTTCGTTTCCTTCTTCTTAGAGGGCTTTTGAACTTCTTCAACTTCCTCTACATCGTCATCTGCATCGTCATCTGTATCTACATCTACATCTTCATCTAAGATTTTATCAATATCGCCAAATGATGTTGGTGCTTTATCACCTTCTTCATTTTTGAAGTGAATATCAAGAATTTCTTGAATTTCATCTTCTGTTTTGATTGGGAATACTGCCTTTAGATCAAAACAAGCATCAAAGATTTCTTCGATACGTTCTTCATTGTCAGATACCCCATCAATTTCAGATGGTGTCATGAAATATGATTTGGTATATTCGGAATATTTACCACTACCATTATCAACGGCTTTGATTTTGAAATTACATCCCTTAGCCGTTGGGTCAAAACACTTCCAACCAAACTCAGCTTCACGCTCACCATTAACATGTGTATCAATAATATCCCAAAGTTGTTTACCAACTTTTAGAATTTTAACTGTTCCCTCATTATCTGGTTTTGTTGGATCACTGATAACATAACAATTAATCAACCAAGCCTTTTTATTCCACAACTTACGGGCATCAATCATGCGAGGGTCTTCTTTATCCAATTTAAGTGGACGAAGTTTATTTGTAAGAGTTGTTGAATACGCTTGAATTGGATTAACAACATCTGAAGATGGGGGTGGGTCAAGAACTTCAACATACTTACCTGTTGATTTAGATACCCATCCACGATATGTATAAGAGTGAACCGTCTCGTCCAAATCTTCACGATACGGAAGAAGTCGAACAATATAATCCTTATCCATCTCAAACTTGAGAATATCATTATAAATACCCCCACCGCTTTGCTTTGCTTTATCAAATGATCCAGAAATTTGCTGGAACATGTTTTCTACGTTTAGTGTTTTCTTTGCCATAATATTATTTTATTTTGTTATTTTGTTATTTTTGCGCCTTATGAACATTCTAGTTCTATATTGCAAATCGTATAGTAGCAGATCATTTTAGCTTTTGCAAGCACTTTTTTGATAATTCTCTACATTTATCGGAATTCATATATTTACGATACATAATATCATAGTCAATATATAAATCTGAGAATAAAAAGTTCTTTAATTCTGAGTCTACTTCCTTTTTGAATTTGGTTTTAAAGTTATCAAATGAGAATAGGTTATAAATTGTCACTTTATCATCTTTTAAATGTGTTAAAAACGAATATATACCTTCTTTATATTCAATATATTCATCTACTGAAATACCTCTACCTTGACAGAACTCTTTTATGAAATAAAAACCATATAATAATTGTTTCAAAACATATTCATCATCTGGCGGCAAAGCTATTAATTTTTTCTTATATTGAACATACGCATTTAATGCTTTTCTCTTTGAATAAAAATCTAATTTAAAATAATCATTGGTTTCCCAAATTTCATAAGGTGCGCTGAAGAACTTATCTACATTGATGTGCGGGTATTTCCTAAACACCTCTACAATCTTCATCAGATCACGATTATATTCAAAACCATCGAAGTTCTTTCTATTTCGATACGGTCTATCATGATATTTTGCACTTATTCTAAGGTAGTCATTATATATGCGCTTAGAAAATTCATCTAATTGTTCATCCATTTTGATTAATATGTTTCTTTAAGAATTTACTCCTAACAATACTATCATCGATCTTCATAAATTCTCTCATACCCTCTCGCTCATCGTCGAATCCACAAAAATCTAAGTAGACATCATATATATCACGATCTTTGAGGATTTCAACAAAAATCGAAGGGAAATTCATTTTTTTATTTTTTAATATGCATACATATGTGCAAAAGTTTAATACCATATCGTGATATTCGTACTCTAAAATTTCTTCAAGTGGTGATGATTCAATATATTTTTCCATTTGAATTATTTACAAATTGAAATAGATAAATCAAACAGACTATGTTTTATAATTATACGACTCAAGGGCAGCGATTATAGTCTTAGCATTATGTTCCCATTCTTCGTCACTAGCATATTTTGGAGCCTTCGCTATACAATATCTTTGTCCAATATATTTTTCTACAAATAAACTACCATTATTTGTACCATCATCATTTCTAGATTTGTGATATTCTAATTTTAGACCCTTATATAATAACATATCATTATTCATATTTTTTCATTTTCTTTGTAAATTTAAGAAATTTCTCAGTTATTTCACCAGAGCAAAAATCTGAGAACCCCCTAATGTCTTTACAATACTTTTTACATAATTTATTAACGTTTTTATCCGAATATTTCAATTGTTTGAAATAAACTCTGCCACCATCTAAATCTATGATAGCTAGATTGTCAACCTTTTTGTGAAACTTATAGATATAATCACCCAAGAACTTTACAGTTGATAAAACAAAATAATACCCATCAACTTCAAACAAATCCATTGATTGTTTATTGAAAAGTTTTAAATGTTTTAAAATGTGGTTATTGTATTTATTAGATGTGTTATACCCATTCTTGAAATGATCATAGAATAGGTCTGGTGTGATTTTATAGAATATTAACCCCATTAAATACGCATCCTTATTCTCAAATTCGTTTTTAAGTAGTGAATTAACGCATTTAATGTAATATTTTTGTTTTTCTGTAATATGTCCAGCTAATTTTGGATATACGACCTTAACGGCATGTTCAAATGGATTTTTATAATCTTTTGAATCAGATGGTATTGTTTTAAAGTCGTATTTATTATAAACTCCAACCAATTCATCGGTTTTCTCATTTTGGAATCCAATTAGAAATACTTTATCACCGAAATCAACAAATTCCATTAGAAATTCATCTAACTTCTGTTCAATATCATAATATGATGCATATAGTGTCTTTTTAGGCACAATTCCACCCCATTCCAACACAAGTTGAGTTGAAACGTATGTAAAACGCTGATTAACTATGAAATATATGCTACCCATCTAATATATCCGCTAGTGATGAAAATGAATCTATCTGATCTTTGATAGAATTGTTCATTTGTTCTGAATCCTCTGAATAAATCTCATCAACTTCTCTAATTCTGAGATAATTATCCAATTCAAGCATCTTAACACCGAAGTTTTCACCGATACGGTTTTTAATAATACCTGTTCTTAATGTATTTGTTTCAAAGTCTTCTTCTTCTCTCCAAATTGATGCCATAAAGTCAGCAGTATGAGCAATACCCATAGATTCTGATGTATTATCTAGTTTTGGTTGTTGGCCAGATACCCCACTACGATTTGCTTGGATAACTGATACAAATGATACCTCATACTTATAAGAAAGTGCTCTAACGTCTTCTGCTAGACGTTTTCCAGCTTCATACATTCCACTTGCACCAACTGCTCGCATCAATGTAATATAATCCAAGAAAACGATGTCAAAATTCTTACCCAGTTTCTTTAATCGACCCAAATATGCATCCAAATCATTAACCGTTAGCTTCCCAGGTGGGAACTCTTTGAAAATCAAGTCAGCATCTGGGTTTTCTTCTTTAATTTTATGAATTTTATTTCTAAACTCATCTTCTTGATTCTTTAATTCCTTAAATTCGATCTTTGAGAAGTTACATGATAGTCTTTGAGCATATAACTGCTCATCCATCTCTAGAGATATGATTGGGACGCTCAGATTTTGTCTCACAGCATTTGCAGCAAGATTACCTAACATCATACTCTTACAAGAATTAGTGCCACCTAACCAAATATACAATGCTCTACCATATTTACTGAACCCACCATCTAGTTTTTCATCATAAAAATCAAAACCTGTTGATATTTTAGGTTTATCTTGTTTTAACCATTCAATATGTGTTTCTATATCTTTGAAATAATCAAATCCAATGTCGGTTATGATTGAAATACTGCAAGCATCTTGGAATCTACGAGCGATTTCAGCATGTTCAAGGTCTTTAAATTCTTCACTGACCTCCAACATAGTTGAAATGATAGCTTTCTCTTTAAAAAACTGCTCAGTTTGTTTAATAAGGATTTCATAATCAATATTATCATTATCTAACCCCTTAAATTCTTGAACAATTCCCCTAAAACTAGCTAAATCTTTATCAGTAGTTAATATAGAACGCAATTCAGCTAACGATGGGTGTTTTTTATATTCAGTATGGAAAGCAATGATCTTTCTAAGAACAGATATTACAGATGTATCCGAAAAATACTTCAAATCGATATGATCTACAATACTACCGAAGTAATATGGACTCTTCAATGATTGCAATACAATGTTTTTTTCTAAAAATTCTTCGTTAACTTTCATAATTGTTGTTAAATAAACTAAATGTTACGGTTCTATCTGGATTATTCTTTCTTTGAAACCTATAATGATTCAGTTCGACATAAATATATTCTGGTATATCATACCCATTCATGTATTCTTTGTCAATGAAAAAATATTTATGTAATCTATCCGAAATTGTATTCACATTCCCAGAATCGAGAAGAAGTTGCATTATAATTTTTGCAACTTCTTCTATCTGACAACATTTATATGATGGGACTGTTATTTCTTTATAGTTCATTCATCTTTATTAAACCATCGTTCTTGTGATTCTAATAATGGTGTAGTATTTAATTCGGGTTTAGATATTCTTGGCATATAATCGCCATTTTCATCACACATTATATTACCATCATCATCATATTCCCATAAAACCCTTCCCCACTTTTTAAGAATTTCTTCTGCTCTTTCTTTACTAACCTCACCCACTTTTTTCATAATTAGTTAAAAATTAAACAGTTTATCGCACTCAGCAATATAATTCGGTTCAATCTCAATAAAATTAACCTTATCTCTAGGCAAATTAAGTGCAAATGGTGAGTGACACGCCATAATCACTTGATATTTATCAGCAAACCCCATCAAAACATCTAGAAGCTTCTTTTGTTTAGGTAAACTAAGTGATCTTTCTGGTTCATCAAGAAGTATTGTCAATTTACCACCCTTTGGAAGTGAATTAAGATAATCTAGCTGCTCAGTTACATCACCAAACATAGGATTTGGTTCTAATTCTGGTGGATTCCCAATAATATTCAACATTTTATTGATTTTCTTCAAACGATATTGACCAGATGATGGTTTTTCGACCATTGTATCAAATCGTTCTTGTTCTGTTGATAACCCATCTTCACTTGCACCGTCTTTCTGATAAAACCATGCATTTGAATCAGCAATATCACCAGAATTATAAAATACAGGTTGTCCATCCCAATCTACAACAACTCTATCCTTATCGGGTGTGAATGCCCTGTAAGAGTGTGGAAATGGGTCTGGTGCAAGAACCTTTGGATCAACTAATGCAGTCCAACCAGCAACTTGAATTGAACAATAAGCTTTAAGGAACTTCAATGCTACTGATTTTCCCGCACCATTCCCACTGAAGAGAATATTCATCCCATCAGTGAACTCAAATTTCTTTGGAGCGTTTTTATATAGCTCCATTACGAAGCCCTCTACGAATTCTATTGATTTAATCATTTTTTCTTTTTCTAATTACGTTTAAAACCTCCGATTCGATATCATCCATAATAATTTTAACTAAACTATCGATTATATTTTTGTTCTTGATCGACTGGTAAAACATATAAACCATCTGATACCCTATAATTATTTAATATATCTTGTATTTTATCTTTCATATTTATTAGCTCCAAAAAGCAAAAAACCATGCCATAAACTCTAAAAATTTATTTTTTTTCTTTTGACCAGTTATTTTATTAATGGTTTCTTCCGCTTCTTTTAAAGACATCGAACCAACGTCTATTGTTTTTACTTTTAGTTTTTTCATTTTGTTTAATTCTATATCTGTATCTATAATTTCTTTATCAATTTCTTCTGTTATAGGATTTATAATATCAATTGGGTTATCTTTCATTATTACAAATCCTTAATATACTTTCTAGTTGCATCCTCATCATAATCATTATCATAAGATGATAATGAACCAACAATATCAGATGTATCACAATTTTGAACCGCTGATCCAACGTTTGAAGAAATTTCGATAAGTTTATTCATTTCCTCATGAACTTCATAAAAGAGTTTAATTTTTTCTTCTTTATCTTCACAACTGTTAAACTTATCAGTTATTTTCTTAACGACTTCTTCTTGATCTGCAATTTTATCAATAAGTGTCTCAAAGTTTTTTCTATAATCATCCTCTTCCTGTTTGATAGCTTTTTGCAGTGCTTCCTCTTGTTTAGCGAATTCAATTTGAGCGTGATTTTCGATCATTGTAATCTCTTTTGAATCATCTAAGATATCTTCAAGTGGAACACCAGACTCTAATTGTTTAAATTGTTCGGGAGTCAATTCTGGCATGTCATCATCGGGAGCTTGTGTCAATGCATCCTCTAATGCCCCAAAGATTCTATCGCCATGTGTTTCCATGAACGGAGCAATAACTGGTGTTTTTGTAATCGGGTCAATAACAATTTCTCCGTTTTCATCTAACATACCTTCTTCGCCATACACTTTAGATGAATCACCTAAAAAGTCTTGGTTATATTCAATCCCCCTTAGTGTTTTATCTTCTACAACTATTTTTATTTGTTTATCTTCTTTTTTATTCATCGTTTTTCCATTTCTTTTTAAAATATTCATTTCCTTTATTCCAATCTTCTTGATTTATATCATCAAGTCCATGTGATTTATGAACCACCCATATAGGCCAAGATGTCATTTTTAATCCTAATTCATGTGCCTTCATGCAAAAATTTAGATCATAAAAGTTCCACTTAGCGGGACATTCTTCATCGAATTTTAAACCAACTTCTTTTATTTTTTTAACATTAACAGCTAAAAATAAACCGTCAAGTAAAATACAACGCTTTGGTGTTACTCCAAAGTTGGTCATAAAGCATTCGGTGTCATCTTTTCCAGAATAATGAGCAACTGCACCACTCATCGAATCTCTATCGCCCATTAAATGCCATAGATTTTTATCTTGAACCTTACATTTTTGATTGCCAGCTAACCCACAAATCGAATATTCAGATTCATCACCAATTGCTTTATCGATTTTTTCTGGTAGTTGTGAATCTTCAATTGAGATATCATCATGACAAAATATAATATAATCTGAGGTTGTTTCCTTTAAATGATTATTATATATTTCAGCAAGTTTCGAAATATTATTTTCAATAAAATTCATTTCATAAGGGAACCCAAATAAATGAGAATATCCTCTTTTGAATATTGAATCATTATATTCGCCACTTGAACAAACAAATATATCTATTTTTTTATCAATCATTATAAAAATATTCTACCAGACTCAATCTCAAATTGTTCTTTAGATATATAATTTATGTATTCACCTAAATTATTATTCTGTCTATGTTCATAATTAAAATTGGAACGAAAAATTAATTTTAAAAGTAAATCATCACCCAAAGCGGCTTCCTTTTCATCAACCCATCTTCCGAGAAAATAATTTTCTACAATTTCAGAATCCCTCAAAAATGCTGGAGTCGTGCAGTAATACCCCAATGGGTTGAAACTTTGATGTTCTGGTTTAAGAATATCAAATTCATCATAAAATGGTCGCATTCTTATTAAATCTTCAGATTTAATTTCAGCAATTGTTATATTAGATGGATTAATAAAAATACTTGAACGGATATAATCACTCCCAAATAAATCTATTAATTTATCAACAATGAGTTTTCCCATATCTTTACTGACGCAATATAAAAAACATATACCGCCATTTTTAATATGATCACCCATAGCATCAATCAATCTACTAGTTTTACCAGTTCGACGACCAGATATTTCAACTTGAAGTTTTAATGTTGATTCATATGATTCCCATTTAATACCTTCAAATAAATCATCGAAATTTTTATAAGTTTCGACTTTACCTAAATCACCATATGTATAAGTAACTTCAATCTCACCTCGATTAAACCTAATACTGGCATTATTATATTCTAAGTATTTTTGTATTTCTCTATTCATGTGAACGATACGCCAGTTCTCTTTTAACAATTTCATTTAACTGCGGAAGAATCTTTTGCCACACCTCTTCATTGTTCTTCCACTCTTTCATAGAACCCAATTTAACTTCTTCATCACCATCTTTAAGATACCATGTTCTACCCTTCCCGATATTACCTTGTGCATCTTTAAGATATAACGAATCAAGATTTTCTAGAAGTGTGTCTAATCCGCTATATTTATCAATGCCTGTAGCAAAATTTAGATATACTTCAGCTTGTTTGTGCGGAATAGCGCATCGATTCTTTTGAGTGAAGATACGAAGATTTTGACCAGTATAACCGACCTTACCTTTTGTCATCATAGTTTCGACATCTTTTTCATTTGTTTTATCTTGCTTTTCCTTTTTAGCAGAAATGTTTGCCATAATCGATGAAACGAATTCAATAGAATGTCCGCCACCTTGATTTTTAAAAATAGATTCATATGTTTGACCTACCGCAGCGGTTTCGTGATTGATCAAGATAAATGCACATTCCGATTTAGCGACCTTCATTCTAATACCTGTAAGCCATTGTCGAATAGCCTTTGCCTTTGCGCCTTGGTCAGCTTTACTTTCACCCTTTGCAGCATCTTTAAATTGCTTCTCTGTAGCAAGAAAACCAAGAGAATCAACAACAAAAAGATATTTACCCTTTTCATCCCCTGCAATTACCTCATCGAGTAATTGCGTAGATTGAACTTCCAAATCTTGAATAGATTCAACTGGGACAACCATAGTTTTTGATAAATCACCACCAAAACTAGATTCCATTCGACCATCTTTATCAGCTTCTGTATCAAATAATACAACATCCATATCATCATCTTGGGCAGATATTTGACAAAGTGTTGAAATCAATGACTTACCCGCTTGGGATGGACCGAAAAGGGTAGTGATTCTACCCTTCGGAACACCACCATCAATCATATCAGCAGAGAAAATAGCATTGATAGCATATGACCCCGTTGAAACGAATCCCTTAATATTACCCAAGAGATTTTCAGTATCATCCATAGTAGTTGCATATGGATTTAGTTTTTTTGCAGCTTTAAATAGTTTACCAGCCATAATATTTATTTAGTAAAATCGATTACGTCTCCATCTTCTCCAACAATACCGCTATCAGCTTGTTCTTCGGCTTGTTTCATTTGTAGGCGAGTCTCACTATATTTGATTACGACTTGTTCATATAGTCCAATATATTGTTCAGAAACTTTACCACAAAACCAAACTAGAGT